TAAATCTTGATATTGAACATCACCTGAAATAGAAAATATCTTAGTTGATACATTTGGTACTAAAGCATCATCACCTTGTATAGCTAATCCATCAGTACCTTTTACTGGACCTGCAGTGTCATCACATCTAGCAAGATGTGTTTCATCTGAATGTGTAGCGTCATTTCTAAAATTCAAATAAGTACTATTCAAACCTCCATCAACATTACTGCAACTATTACCACTATCTTTCACACGATCAACGCTAATACGTGTAACAGTTTCAACGGTATCATAATGACTAGTATTACTACCATCTTCATCATATAAATTAACTGCATACTGTCTAGCGTAAGCAACTTTCTTTAACTCTATGAATGCCTCTGGATTTCTAGTTGGTGCTTTATTAACTGTATCCATTGCAACAGGCTTATTCCTGTTAGTTAGGTAGGTGTAATCGTTTAGAGTAAGTGTTTGGATATCTGCATCGGTAATAGTACCACCACTATTAGTTTGCTTAAGGTAGTTCTTTAATGCTGTTGCTTGAGATGATTCATAGTTAACAGTAACTGGTGCTCCAGTATCACACCTCCACATCTTTAACTCACCATCACTTAACTGGATCTGACCTATGTACTGTTCGTTCTCATCTCTGTAATAGTGGAACCATTTGCTATCAGTTGTATAAGCACCTAAGTCACTACCTATTAACTTACCACCTGGTCTTTTAATTAATCCTTTAGTAACATCAGGTAACACATTCTTAGCAACTGTTACTTGTCCTGGTGTTTTTAATTCATCTGGTTGTTCTGATATACCACTAATATAATTAGGGATTGTTTGTGTAATACTTGACATTATCTTCTTAGTGCATCATAAGGTTGATAAGATCTATATGAACTTTCATGAGGCCAACCAAAGTATGAATGATCACCTTGGTCACACTCATATTCCATGCAGGTGGCTCTAGCTTGGGCTTCTTGTGTTTGTAATAGTTGAACTAGTTGTGGGTTAGAAACAAGTTGTGTAGCAGCTCTGACAGCTGATCTGTAGATGATATATCTTTGGAAGATAGAAGGTATCTTTTCAAATGCAAATAGTTCTGTTACATCTATGTAAAGAGTCTTAGTAAATTCATTTGTATGGCTTACTAAATCATATAGTTTACCATCTCTTACTACTACATCCATATGTCTATCATTATCGTTAGATAAATCAAATCTTAAATATTCATTTCCTACAGTGATATGTTTTGTAGATGAATTAGGTACAAACTCTTTATGATATTCTCTATTGAAATGCCAGCCTTCATTCTGTACATCCTTATTAACTTCACTTAAGATATTATATATGAATGCTATCTCTGGGTTTGTATACTCTAAGACAGTTATTGGAGCTTGACCGATGGCTCCCAGTATAGAATTGACTGCGGATAATTCGGTATCGAGTTCAGTTGTTGTGGTAGCCATAAAATGTATAATAAAAAAAAGGGAGACCGAAGCCTCCCATTAGATAGACAGTAATATTGTTTACTGGAAACCAGCGTTGTTTGTAGCAGTCTGAACTGTACCAAACTGAGCAGGCTTTGTAGAAGTACCAGCGAATAGTTCAACAGAAGCTGCAGGATTAAGATAATCCGCACCCATTGCTAAACGTCCAAGGATTACATCACCTTGGTATATGACTGATACGTCGCCACTTGTTACTTGAACTTGTGGACCGATGGCTTCAACAACACCAGCTGCTTCTTTCTGGAATATTAATCCACAAGAGTTAGCGAAGTTAGAAGCTTGACCATAATCATTATGGATTCCAGTCACACTGTTGCGACCATCTTCGATATCTGGTGCTATGAAATCACCTGTGTTACCAGGATCAGCTACGTTAGTATCTACAGTATTATCGTTACCTGATGCAGGTGTGTACTTAGTACCATACTTACTTAAGAATGGTATGTTCATAGACTTGTAGATCTTAATACCAGCGATCTCTACAATTCCATTACCCTTCTGACGGGATGTACCTTGTGAGTCTCTGTTAACTAGACCGTTCTCACCTACCTGTTGGATAAGTTCATAGTACTGGCGAGGGTTAAGAACACCTACTCTACCTTCTGAACTTACACCTTTCTCATCTAGTGCAGCAGCTGCATCATAGAATGCATTGACTAGTGCAGTTGCACTGTATGCTTCATTAGCATCAGCAGATGTACCAACTTGAATCTGAGTTCCACCTGGTTCTTCGAAGTTATTCTTCATTACAGGTGACTTAGCTCTAGCTCCACGAGTGATAGCTCTGAAGATTAGGCGATCATATTTCTCAGCTAGTGCATAACCAATCTTCTTAGAAATCTCTCCACGTAGCTCATAATGAGTAAGTGTTTCGTCTAACTCGTAAACGAAAGCTGAACTGATAAGAAGATCATCGCATGTGATAGTCTTCTCAGCTACTGGAGGTGCGGCGTCACTGTTACCAAGGATTGATTGACCTGGTACATGGAATTCGGCGGTGGTGCGACCTGTGTAGATGAACTGTAAAGAGCGACCATTTTTAAGTGTACGCTTCATTACAAGATCCCTTGCTATTGCATTGTTCTGGAATCCTTTAAACATCTCACCAGAGAACAGCTTAAGTAGAAGTGCTCTGGAATCGGACGCACCATTGAGCGAGCCTGGCCGCGTTAAATCAGCTAAAGGCTCGTTACTATTTTGATGTGCCATTTATCTATATTTTAAAATGTATTGAATGTATAAATCATCATCGTGCACAATTTTAATTCGAAGTTTTGTGGTCTATCCCACCGTCTAGACGGCTAGTAGGTATCCTGCGTACAGGGCTAAAAGCCAAATCAGTCAGAGATCCGACACTGAGGTGTCTCTGACCTATGGTATTGGAGATGTGCTCCTTCTACCAAAATAAAAAAGGATAGTAATCCGAAGACTACTACCCATAGTTCATTTACTTTCTTCACAAAGTTGAAAGAGCTTCTTCTAATGAGATATCCTCATCAAACTTCTCTTTAGTTTCTTCATGTTCCTCTGGCTTATTGTGATGTGCGTCTGTCTGAAGACTAAACGATGTCACGTTAGCTGTATTACCTTTTGATTGATGAGACATTAGAATGAATACTTAGCTCCAATTTTTGTGCCATAGTTATTATCCTCATCTCCATTAGAGATACCTGAGAACTCACCATAAACACCTAGCTTTTGAGTTACATTAAATGTACCTCCAAGCTTTCCAGATAGTTCTGATTCTTTACCATCTACATCTGCGACAACAGTGAATGCTGGACCGCCTTGGATGTAGTAATCAAGCTTCTTAAATGAACCTTCATATCCAATGTGTAAGTCAACAGTTCTTCCTGTGTATTCAGATCCTGTGAATCCATCATTAGATTCAGCGTTTAAATAAACGCCAGCGGATGCAGGAGCAGACGCTAATGTGGTGGCTGCGAGAGCTAGTGCAATTGTTTTCATTAAATTAAATAGTTTTGGATTTTGTGTAAGAAATGCCGCGATACTTGTATG